GAAGAACTTTTTACGTCCTGCTGCGTTATTGCTATAAGCGGCTGAATACAAGCAGGGGTGCAGAAACACGTCCGAATCTGCCTTGTGGATTGTAACCATAATTCCTAAATCGCCATCGTCAAACGTGCGGACTTTCACCTCAAAATAAACCTCCGTACCGAGGCACATACGCTGAATCTCCTGCACTCTGTTAAGTGCAGCGATAAATGCGTCTTTCTGTCTTTTTTCCATATTCCTTGTTGTTATAGGTTAATAAACTGTTTTCTCAAATCCTCTTAATCTTGCTCCCAAACTAAAATATAAATACAATCTTGGTATATCACCAAGAAATCATCTTTGTCCCAGCTTGATAAAACTGGGTCGCCATCAATAAAATCAACGCAATCTTTATGCGCTATTTCATTGATGTTCTTGAGTTCGTGAAGTGAACAAACATCTGCATTTTTAAATAAATCAATGCAGTCTTCATCAACGTTCACTAAACCGTCCGCATCGCCGACGGTTCCACGGGTTGTGCAATAAACTTGCACACCCCTCAAATTCTCTAATAATTTTCTTGCCTTTTTCATAAAATTTTCTTTTTTCATAATTGACTTGATACTTTGTTAAACACGCAATGCCCGTCCGCAAAAAAGCGAACAGGCATTCGACCTTATCTAACCACGTAGTATTCGTCTGTTTTCAAGAACTGACTCCAATCGTTGCCAGTCCAAGACTTCGCGCTTTCAAACTCATCCTTGTCCATCCTGTTTGTTCTGTACTTAGCACCACCAGTGCGAATGGTGAATGTCCTTTTGCTGTTGTTGGGAGTCACTTTTATGACTCCACCCGCGATGGTTGTTAATTCTCTTGTTTTCATAATCTTAATTTTTTAATTGATTATTTTCTTAATTACTTTACAAATATAAGGCGTTTGATTTACATAAAAAAATAATTCAAGCGATTTTTTTGTTAAAGTATCTTAAAATGAAAAAGGATTTTATAGGAGTTATTGCTATCCGTTTAGATCAGAAATAAATTAATACAAAAATTTTCTTATATTTGTTCATCAAATAATTTCAATATGAAAAAGAGCTATTACTTTTCAGAGCAGGAGTTTAACAAATGTACTCCCTTTTGTTCTATGGAAGATATGGAACAGGACTTCCTGTATCTTATGGATGACATTCGCCGTAAGGCAGGAATACCTCTAATAATCAACTGCGCCTACCGTTCAAAGGAGTATGACATCAAAAAAGGTCGTTCCGGCAACTCTGCCCACACCTACGGCCTTGCAGTGGATTTCAAGTGCCTCGATAATCAGACGCGTCAGAAGATAGTCAAGGCAGCGCATGAGTGCGGTGTGGTGCGTATGGGAATTGGCCGTACATTCATTCATATCGATATGGGTGAGCGAGTGGGGCTCAGACCTGCCATTTGGGTCTATGACGATAACGGAAATGCCATATAAAATAAGCCCGCATCCCTGCGAGCCTATTTCCGAAAGTCAATTACTAACCAATTAATGAAAAGAAAACTTCTTTAATAACAACCTATATGCCACATATCCTATAACGATGAAAAACGCGAGCAGACCGAGCCAAAAGAACGCCGATTGCAGCGAGTTCATCTTGTTTGTTGTGCGTTCCACCACCTGCGTATGTACCACCGATATAGTATCTTGTTGAATAATCGTGTCAGTACGCCAGATCTCACGATAGCGGTCACGATAGCGGTACTCCACGACCTTGACCGTATCTCCTTTGATTTGCTCCCGGATATATACGCTGTCCTTGACGTATGACGTGTCCACGCGGTCACGATAGACGTACTCCGTATGCACCTCCGGCACGGTAATGTATTCGGTCGTGCGACATCCGACAGGCAACAGCACCACCAGCAGCACCAGCGTGAGCATCGGCCAGCGTCTTTCTAATCGAAGCATCATTTCTTTGCCTCCTCATCGTCAAATGTTACACCAATAGCATCCTCGGTTTTCTCACGCATCACTTTCTTAAGCATACGAAAGATAGGGTGGTCGCAGATGACGGCCGCATTCTCAAGAAACGACCAGAACTCTACGCCACAACAAAAGGCGGTGAAGTAGTTAGCCAATTTCAGGCGGCCGTCGTTACCGAACGTCTGGTCGAGCAACTCTGCCAACACAATGCCAATCAGTATGAGCACGAACTTGTATATCGTGCGCCACGCCTTGACGCTCTCGAAGGCAAACCGCCCGCCCTTGCGCTTGCTCACCACACCCGACTTGATTACGCCGGTGACGAAATCCGTTACCTCGAATACGACAACGGCAATGAATAGCGGTAACAGGTTGTCGAACATAACGCCAACGAACCCAGCCACTATCCCTGCCAGCATCTTTGCCGGGTACATATTCAGGTTGTCGAACATATGACCTCACTCCCCTTTACTCGCCCTCACCCTCGTTCTCACTCTCTGCCGGTGCGCTGCTGATACCGAGCATCTGCTTGGCCTCTGTCTTGCAAGCCTCGGCAAACTGGTTGTACTCGGCGAACTCATCCGGCTTGCTGTCACGCTGGCGGTGCAGTGCCAACTCGTCAGACAGTGAGTAGCGGGCGCGTATCATAGCATCCACCAACTCGCCGAATGTAGGCATACCGTCAAACCAACAGCCGAAGCCCTCGTAGCCCTGCTGCTCACCCTCTACGATATAAGGGTGCATACCCCAGCGGAAGTAGAAACGTCCACTGCCTCCGTTCTCAATGAGGGAAGTTCCCTCTGCTGCATTTACTTTAAATGGTTTCATACGAAAATGAATTTGAATTTGTTTTTGCCTATTTCCTTCTTTTTGATTGTGGCCCGGAAGGGTATCTCATTCTCGGCTGCTGCGAACTCCAACGCCGCACGCAGCTCCTTCGAGCTGGTGAAGAACTTACCGTCACCGAGCGTCTCCGACTGAAAGAGTACGAGGGTGCGGTTATCACCCTGCGACGTGGGAACGTCAACCTCGAAGTCCTTGACAATGATTGATTCATTGTTAAGCTCCGAAATCTGATAAAGCCGCACGTCAAACTGCTTTTTGCCGTCTGACGTGACGTACTTGAATCCCAGGTCCTTGTAATCCTTCATATTGTACCCTGTTATGATCTTGAACAGATGCCGCGCCTGTGCGTGCTTGGCTATGCCGTAGAACGAGCCGATAAGCTCACGTTTGCGCCGTTTGCTCTTGACACGTCCCCACCTCCGGGCGAATCGCTGCTTTATATGCTTGCGGACACGGACACGTCCGTCACCGTAGGTCACCCAGCCGAGGAAATCCAACGGGCGGTCATCAAGCGACCACATCTGCTCGCTGGGTTTTATCGTCAGGCCCGCAGCCTCTACACGGCTGTGCATGATACGTGCCCGGCGCGTAAGTTCATAGTAGCTGTCGGCCCTCGTTTCCTCGTCATCGCAGTACCGGCGGTAATTATCAACGCCCTCATTGTCTTTCAACACGTGGTCGAGGTGATAATCCAGGTATAGGTTGCCGAGTACCTGGGAAGGCCGCAGGCCGATGCTTATGCCGTGCGGCAGCAGCTTGACGCAACGCTCCAGTATAGCAATGAGCCGGGCATCCTTGAAACGGCGTTTGAACACCTCCATGACAGCCTCCTGCGGGATGCTGTCGTAGTAATGGTGTATGTCGCATTTATAGACGTACCGGCTCTCTGGCTGGCTCATTATCGCATGACGTATCCGTTTATGCAGGTAATGACAGCCGCGCCCTTTGATGCTCGATGCGGAATCGGCTATGAACGTGCGGTTCAGGTGTTGCTCCACCACGCGCATTATCCCGTTCAGTGCGATACGGTCATACTTGCTGACCGACTGTATGGTGCGCGTCTTGCCGTTCTCGCAAATCTGGAACTCGTGGTAGCTGCTCGGGCCGTATGATCCGTCAGCTATCGAGCGGCGTATGTTTGCGATAACCTTCTCGCGGTTCTTCATCAGCCGCCGCCCGCTTTCCGTCTTGCCTCGCCTGCCTCGGAGTACATAATAGAAGGCATCATACAGGTTTTCGTCCGTGATGATTTCTTCGATGATATACCCCTTACGCTTCATCTGTCCAGTATTTCAAAAATCGTTTTAATACTCTCTGTTTGTTTCTGCCTTGTTGTTCGGTTTTGCCACTTTCAACCTCCGGGAACTCCCGGCTTACTTGCCGCATCACCCGCGCTCGTTATGTTCCACCTCGTTCAATGTTTCAGACCGTTTGGTGAGGCCTCCTTTGCTTGGGACAACCCCTGCCGTTACCGGCAGAGGACGTACCCCAAAATGTTTGTTGCAGAAACTCGCGCGTTATACCCGTTTAAGTTCAGACGCGACCCGTAGTTATCGTTCGCGTTAGACGCATCATTGTTCGCGTTCGCGTACACGACACCGCCATTCGTATTCGCGTTGTTGTTGGATCGCAGCACCACACGATGCCATGCAAAGGACAGCCTGCCGCGCCGACGTTACAACGCCAGGAACGTTGCAACGTCGGGCTCAATACGTATTTCACCGTGGAAGGCCAGACGCGACCCGACGCTAGCGAACGCGCTAGACGCATCATCGCCCGCGTGCGCGCACACGACACCGCCATCCGTACCCGCGTAGTAGCCGGATCGCCGCACCACACGATGAGTAGATGCACCGAGATACTGACCGTCACATAGTCCATGTGCGGAGTCGCCACCCAGTGTCTTGCCGACCATATCCAGGTGTATGCCGAGGGTTACGGACTTGGGATAAGCCCATTCTCCCGTAGGTGTGGTGAATCCCTGAACGGTGCGGGTGTGTCCGTCACGCTCGGTGATAGTCCACTTACCGTCAACGGCATCCTTGTTTACCTCTACGTTATCAACCCATTCGGCCTTGTTACCCCACCAGTTCTCCAGACCCCAGAAGTTGATAGAGCCGGTATTGCCGTCAAGGTTGGCGGCAGTGTCGTGCATACCCTTGCTGTCGGTCTGGCCGGTAGCCTTCTGGTAGCTGTCAGTACCCGAGCCGATGATTGCCTGGCAGTTGGTGTTGCCGTACTTGGCCCAGAACAGGAAGGCCATGATGCAGTGCTGCTCCCAGGTTACAAGGGTGTTGCCGTTACCACGTGCGCGGGCGTAGCTCTTAAAGTTGGTCTGACTGACGTTGCCGGTACTCTGAACGCCGGAGCGTGAGTAGAGCTTGCCGTCTGCGACGTAGCCCTCATATACACCGATAAGGTGCTTGCCGTCAAACTCCTGCCAATCCTCCTCGGCCTTGATAAGAGAAACGAGAACGCGCCACTTGTCGGCCTTCTGCCCCTCCACCTTGTAGAAGAAACGGGGTACGTGCATCATCACGTCACCCTGTGTGCCGTCAAGAGCTGCTGCTGATCCGTCACCGGCAAAGACGGTTGAATCATCATCTGCAAGCTGACAGATGACACGCTCGCCGGTCTCCTGCTGCTTGGCGAGGTAGCGGTGTGAGTGATTGCGGATATACTGTATCACTTCGCCGTTGATGTCGCCTGTAACGATTGTCGCAGGGTCGGTCTTGGAGAAGTCCAGGTAAATCTCATTTGTCATGTTCTCTGCTGCAAGGATGTTGATATTGTCAACACCCTCGTTGATCTTGCTGACTATATCGTTCAGGTCAGCAGCGTTCAGGGTCTGACCCTGTGCGAATGTTTTGTCTAAATGTTCCATTGTTGTTTTATCCAAGTTTCATATTTGATCCAAGCGTGCTAATCCCGAGCGTGAACCACTCCAGCTGTGTCAGTGCGAGCAACAGCAGGAACGTTGTCTCGGGATCTGTGTTGTAAAATGTAACGGGCATTGCGCTCTCGTATGCGTCCTCGGTGCTCGAGAGCATGAATGAAGCGAGCCAACCCTCATCGGCGTTACCCGTGTAGTCAATCTCGGACATCCGCAGACCGTTCTCGTAGCCGTACACCTCGTACTTCATCGTCATGTCGTGGCTGTCCTTATTACGGACTACGACCAGCACACGTGAGAACGGCAGGCGGTTCATATGACTTTTAACGGCCTGTGAACGCACGAACGTGCGGCAGGTTATGCTATGCAGGAAAGAGTTGTTGAACGAACCCTTCTGCATCTGGAAAGTCGCATCATAGGCGTTACGGCGGCCTTGATAGCGGACGGCATAACAATCCTCTTTCAGCGTCAGTCCTGTCAGCACTCCGTCAACGACGGTGCGGCTCTCGATGTCCCGCAGGTCGATAAGGATCAGATCTGGCTCAATGCCGGGGTTGAACTGCCCGCAGCGTGCCATATTCTGATTGTTAATTAATTTTGCACAGTTACTCATATCGTTAATCTCCTATTGCTATAAATTTCGGTCTACTGGCCGGAATGTGCTTGCAGTCGGCCGTCTGACTGACGTAACGCCAGTACTTGACGGCATCGGCGAGATGCTGACGGCCGATCTTCTCACTGTCCTTGCTGACGGCGGCTATCGACTGCGCACTGGCAGCCACGCTGTCGTCTCCGTCCTTCACAACCACACCGTAAGGGGTTACCTGCAACGGGTGTGTGCGGATAAAACGCGCAAAGACCAGATATGCCTCGGCTGCAACCAATCCGGCGAAGCGGTGTCGATTACCGCATCCGTCAATCCACGTGCCACCGTTCAGCAGCATATTCTCGGCGTCGGTCAGTTCGGTATGTTCATCCCTGTTAGCCAGGCGGTCATATTCTTCAACACCAAGTAACGGCACGATGTCCAGTTCCTCCGTCTCACGGATGAATATCTCCACGCGGTTCGTCTGCGTATTCCGCGCAATCTCGCGGTACTTGCGTATGTCATCAACTGTGATAATCATTGCTGTACGCCTTGTAAGAGTTCCTCAATATCTTCATCATCCAGTCCGAAGACCTTTGCTAATACCACACGTTTGGCATTCTCGCTCTTGGACATATCAAAAAGTATCTCCAGCACCTTATCCGTGCGGTCACCCAATTTCTCGGCCAGCGTCTGTGTCACGTCATAGACCTTCGGCAGAATAGAGTAATCGTCATCGGGGTTGATGGTGTTGATACCTGCAAAATGCTGGAATACGTCACGCATCACGCGCTCCAGTGTCTGGCGTTCACTCTCGGTCTGGCTGTTGTAGTAGTCATGTGCCTCACGCATGGCCGTAGCACCGAAGTTGCTACCAACGTCCTTGGCACGTAATATCGGGGGCTGGCAGAACGCAGCACCGATACGGTCNGGTACTTTCTCGTCACTACGCCGNAACTTCTGGTCGGTGTTGTTCGACTCAAACGGCCTGAACACAGGCTCGATGTCACCTTCATCGAGGTTAAGATAAAGTATACGTCCGGCCTTCGTATCACCTTGGAATTCGGACAACTGCTCCTTCGTTTCCTCGGCCTGTNTNTTNCCTTTCTCGCCGTTGTTATGGTCGATGAACATACCCGCAGGCAGGAAGTTGTTGCGTATGTTACGATATGCCACGTTGGACAGACCTTCTTCGGCTGACATATCCGTCAACGCGCTGTCATAGACAGGCAACGGATACGACTTCGGCCCTCGGCGTGAGTAGTACAATATCTGTCCGTTCCACTTCCTCCACCCTCCGGCGGCTCTCACTTGCTCGGCTATCTCTTTCGGATCTGGGTCGAAAAAGTCGAACCACTCGATATCGGCCTTGCGGAAGCGACGCAGTTGCGTGTAACGGCGACCCCAATCGGGATGCAGTGCCACGCGATTGAACTTATAGTCGGCATCGAGAGCCTCGAACCGCAGCCACTCGAACGGGATGGCGTTGACGCTGGTAATCTCATACAGAGCATTCCAGTTCACGTGCAGGGCAAATCCTCCGAACATAGCGAAGTCACGTGCCACGTGTTCAAGCACGTCATCGGCTGTCTGTCCCTTCGGGTTGACTATGGCCTGAAAAAAGTCACGCTGNNNGAAACCGCGNCCGAAAAGGAAACGGCCGAACTGCTCAACGCACGCCCCACCCGTAATACTTGCACCGACCACCTCCATGACTTTCTGCGGGTAGTCGTTACGTTCGCCGTA